GAGACCACCCTGTACATCCCTCTCATGTTCTGGTGGAACCGCAACCCGGGTCTCTCGCTCCCGCTCATCGCCTTAAAATCTGTAGGGCAGAAAAGCATCCAAACTAAAGCATCCGAGCCCTGCTTTAGTAAAAATTTGTTGTGGTCTCGGGAGGAAGCTTTTCCTCATACCCAGATGCTAGTCGGTGCTTGCTGCTAAGGATGCAGTAAGACTACTGGCAACACGACCAAACTGCGGGAAACCCGTAAAGGCGTATAAAAGAAATTGTGAGTATTATGAAAACCGGTTTAAAAATAGCGCAATTAATGGTAGTATGGAGAAAACATGTTGTAAATGCAAACACGTCCAATCGGTGAGTGAATTTGGAAAACTTGCCAAATCACCTGATGGTTTGCGTTATGATTGTCGCAGTTGCAGAAAAGACTATCGTGAACGTAACAAAGATAAGATTAATCAAAAATTAAAAGCATATTATCAGGAACACAAAGACGTCTTATTGGTGCAAAATCGTGAATACCGATTAGCCAATAAGGATGTGATCAATATACAGCGAAAAGAGTACCGTAATCGTCCAGATGTAAAAGAACATATCAAACAAAAACAGCGAGAGTACTTGCCTAAGAGAAAAGCGGACATGAAAAACAAATACAGTAACGATATCAATTACAGATTGAGAGTTACTATCCGCTCAAAACTTTGGGAGGCATTAAAAAAAGGGAAACAACACAGTTCCCTTAGCTATCTCGGTTGTGATTTGGAGTTCTTCAAACAATGGATAGAATTTCGCTTTGATGAAAATATGACCTGGGAAAATTGGGGGTCGTATTGGCATATTGACCATATTTTACCGATAAATGCTTTTAAAGATAATCACGATACGAATAAGTTTTGTTTTCATTGGACAAACTTACAACCACTCACCGCGTTTGAAAATCAATCAAAAGGTGACAAATTACAACTCCATTATTACTTTAATAACATTGTGAATATAGTCCGGTTCAATAACAAATACAGACAATTTCTGGGGTACCAAGCTGTAAATGAAAGTTTACAGTGGCTGAGAATGGAACTCAGGTATGGTAAAAATCCCCCGCATGAAGATGTGCAAACATCTGAAATCGGCAATCCGCAGCCAAGCTCCTACGTCCGATATGATAAGGATATGGAGAAGGTTCAACGACTAAATGGTGGTGGGTCTGAGTGCACTAATCATGCACAATGATGGCTTAAGATATAGTCTAGCCCCTGGCAAAAGTTTTCATAGAGTTATACTGGTTGATCAACTATGAAAATGCCAATAAATATCCCGAAAGGGAGGGTATATGTGGTTCGTACAGTACCACGAGGTCAAGATCAACCTGGACATCCGCCCGATTGGCGAGTGCCTGTGGGCCGTCAAGACCCTGACGTCCAAGTACGGCTCGGGTACCGTGTCTGCCACCGTGCCTTACCAGCAGTCGTTGGTGGCGGCGTCCCTCTACGTGGACTACGTGTTCTTGGACACGGATGAGCGCCGCAAGATGGCCCAGAACCCGCACGAGTACCTGATTGAGCAGGTGCAGTTCACGGGTGACGAGTCGGTCGGTTCCTCCTCGAACAAGATCAAGCTCAACTTCAACCACCCTTGCAAGGAGCTCATCTGGGTTGTCCAACCGGACGCCAACGTGGACTACTGCTCGTCCCTGGACAACACCCAGGTCCTGTTCAAGACCCTGGGTGCGCAGCCGTTCAACTACACGGACGCCATTGATGCCCTGCCCAACGCCATCCACGCGTTTGGTGGCCCGGCGGAGGTGTCCTCGGGTAACTTCATTGTGTCCTCGGGTATGTTTGAGATGGCGGGTGCGACGGACTCTCCTGCCATCTCCAGCACCCAGACCTGGCAGACGTCCAGCTCGTCGGACCTGCCGTTCGCTTCCCAGGTGGGCGCGGCGGAGGGCTCCTACGTGTCCGACGCCGGCACCTTTGTGCTCGCGGAGACCGCCTTGGACATGCACTGCTGGGGTGAGAACCCGGTCGTCACGGCCAAGCTGCAGCTCAACGGCCAGGACCGCTTCTCGGAGCGTGAGGGATCCTACTTTGACGTGGTCCAGCCCTACCAGCACCACACCCGCGCCCCGGACACGGGCATCAACGTGTACAGCTTTGCCCTGCGCCCGGAGGAGCACCAACCCAGCGGGTCGTGCAACTTCTCGCGCATTGACAACGCCGTGCTCCAGCTGGTGCTCTCCTCGGGCACCGTGGCGGGCACTGCCACGGCCAAGGTGCGTGTGTACGCGGTGAACTACAACGTCCTGCGTGTTATGTCTGGCATAAACAGAAACAAACAGCTGTGCCCAAAAACAACCCGCCGCAATCAAACAGGCCCTGTTTGCGGAAACTTCGGTAGAGCCCCTGTTAATATGGTCGCTTGTTGTTAGTGAGGTCGCAAGACCTTGCAAGATTACTTGTTGTTCGGGGAACCCCTTAGAGCCTCAACTACGAAGTGTGATTGGGAAACCTTCACATGGCGGAGAACAGAACTCCGGTATCGTAATAATGTTGAGGATTGGGCAATCCGCATGGTTACAACCTAAAGACGCTAGTAACATGCTAGTCTATGGTTGGCCGTCAGAGACTGAACGGTAATCGCTCGGTAGTGAAGGTCTAAGCAACCTGAACCGGGTTAAGATACAGTCCGTCCCCTAGGGAAACTTAGGGGTTTTACATCTATTCTTAATAGTAATTTTATTAAGGGTTTGACTGCATATTTGCAGACCAAAAAATAGATGTAACCACTCAACAGGCTGGAGTGGCGTACAGCAACTAAACAAATCAATATTCAATGCATATTGATTAAAAAGTAATATAAAGGATTCATACTATAAATTTTTATAGTACGGATAACATGTCTGCTTCTATAACTTATCATCATAATGACGCATTGAACTGTGAAGAAGTTCAATTTAATGATACTCATACGTATTTGTTAGATATTGATAACATGTATAAGATATTGAATTTTTCAAGAAATTTTACTTTACGTGAGGGTGATACTTATCCATGTTTTACAACAACAAATAATAGGCGTGTGAGCATATTGGAGTTTTTATATAATTTCACAGAAAACAATGCATGTTATGTTTTCAAAAACAATGATGTATATGATTTACGAAAGCATAATATTACAATTAATCATCCATACCATGACGAAATGAGTAATAGATATACAGTCAAACAGTTTATTGAAGGACATTATCAAACACGAGGAAAAAGTGCTAATATCATGAAAAATCCTATATGGGTTGTGGAAGAAAATGGTAAAGAATTGTTGATCATGTTTTGTGAAACGGCTACTCTAATTAAACTATGTAGGCAATCGTATGAAAAAATATTGGATTATGAGAAAGAAAATAGTGTAAAAATTACCTGGTTTAAACATACAAATGGTTATATAAATTCAAGTCAAAGACTCTACATTCATCAGGTAATTACGGGTTGCTTTGGTAATGGCCGTGGAACTTCCAACGTGAGCGTGGACCACATTGACAGAGACCCGTTGAATAATATGATGGAAAATTTACGTATAGCCACACGTGAAGAACAGGAACAAAATTCCAAAGGTATTGCACCCAAAACCAAACGGGCTAGACAAACTAAGGCCCGACCGTTACCGGATGGTATCACTCAAGGTATGTTGAAGAAATATGTTGTGTATTATTACAACATCGTGGACAAGAGCAAAAATAAAGCACGCGAATTTTTTAGTGTGGAAGGTCATCCAAATCTACAAAAACGTTGGGAATCAACCAAGTCAAATAAAGTGTCTATTATGGAAAAATTGCGCCAAGCCAATCAAAAGGTGGATGAATTAGATAAATTATGAACACCGGTACGATAATTAGATACCTTCGTACCCCATTGTATAGAATTTCCTTCCCACCTATGTATATATAGCACACAAACACCATGCCTGCTAAGAAACCGTGCCAAGGAGAAATCGTCAGAATCGGCGGCCACGATTGGTGCGTCGGTGAGAAAATCCAGTCCAAGTGGAAGCACTCCAAGCTCAACAAGACCAAGAAGACCAAGAAGCAGAACAAAAAAGCCGGGGGCAAACGTCGGACCCAACACCGTCGTTGAATGGAATCCAATCCCCAGATAGTGTATAGGATCACCCCCCGTCACAACATGAAACTCGTCGGGTTCACGGACATGTGCCCCCCGGCCTATGTGTATTTAGTCGTGTCTACCATGGCGATTACCGTGATGTTCCTGCAAAATTATTATGTCATGCAAAACGTCTACGGTAGTCCCGACCACAACGTATACTGTTTAGGCTCTTACAGTTGCGAGGTGAGCAGCGTCGGCATGTTGTTTTTGATCAAGGTCCTTTACATTCTTTTCTGGACGTGGGTACTCAACCTCATCTGTCGCGCGGGGGCTCCGGGCTTTGCCTGGTTCTTGGTTCTCCTTCCCATCTTGGTATCGTTCATCCTCCTGGCTTTCCTGTTTTTCCAAGGCAGTTAGCCCCCTACCCCTCCCCGACTCCCACCTTTCCACCCTCATTATGTGATGATATATCAGATAATGACCACTAGACGCCGCCACACTCACTCAAGGTCGTCGGCTGCGACACGAACCAAACGTCGGTCCATACCGACCCCTCAAGTACGCACCCAGGAAGGTTGGAAAATCATTCATGTGGCCGGAACCCCCCAAGAACGCGGATTCACCCATGGATTTCTCCTTCACCAAGAATTGGCCCGTATCCAAGAAAAATTCCCGTTCATTGTGAACGAAGAACTCAGGTATCCGTATAAAAAATACCTCGCCACGTGTCGCCGGACGATTACCCCGCTCTTGAAAACCGATTACCCCGAGTTTTACCAAGAGATCCAGGCGATTTCCGAGGGGGCCAAGCAGGCCGGTACAGACATTCAGGTGGATGTCTTGGTCGCTTGGAACGCACTGATGAGCATGTACGAGTATTTGCATCCCGCCCCCAAGCGGCGCGAACGCAGTGGGCGTTGCAGTGCCTTCATTGCCACAGGTAAAGCGACCCGTAACGGCGAAATTGTGATGGGGCACACCACGCATACCGACTTGGTGTCCGGGACATTCTTCCATATCGTGATGTATGTGCGGCCGCATCGTGGTGTCCCTTTTTGCATGCAGACCGCGGCCGGATGCATCGCCAGCGGCACCGACTGGTTCCTCACGGAGGCGGGTATCGTGGGCTGCGAGACGACCATCAGCGACATCAATTACCGGCCGACGTT